CCTAAAGGCCTTAGACTTGTCCTCATCCTCTTCCACATAAGTGTCGAAATAGCTTCTAGCCATCCACAGTGCAGCAAATCCCTTTTGCATCGCTACCCTGCGATTCCTGGTGTATTTAGTAAACCATGCTGCTGCCAATGCCATGTCCAGGAACACCATCTTTGACAGTTGCACCTGCCAGTTCCAGTCGTTGTAGTCAACACTCAGCCACACGCTCATGGGGTGTGCCATTGCCGACATACGGGTCCACTCAACTACGTCCGCCGGTTTCTGCTGCACCCTGACGCCCCAGTCATTCATGTGCTTCTCTAGGTGTACAGAAGCGAATGAAGCGACAGTTGAAGCCACATCACACAGTGCGTACAGAGCTCTATGCTTCATTCCAGGTTCTTCCTTGGTGCTTCTTCTTATGAACGCCATCGGCGGCACTGCCACCATAATGTATTTAGCCCACCAACCAGGCAGCGATTCACTCACCGTCTTTTTGTTGGGACGCGCAGCACTAGGTATGTTATCATCTGCTTTTTTGACTGCATCACACACATGCCGCATGGTCGTACTGCCCGTAGGCGTGTGAGCCCATCGCGCAGAAAACCATTCGTCCACATCATCCAATTCAACGACATCATTAACTTGTTTTACTACCAGGTTGGCGAAATCCTGCACGTTCATGTACCATCGCCTTTCCCAGGCTAAGTCCGACAACATCCCACGCTCATTCAAACCTAGGTTGGCCGGCAGCTCTGAAGTCCTCCTGCGGTATTCATGTTCCCAATCTGCCTCTCCTTTGCGCCTGTCGCATATGCTGCCGAATTTCCTTAACCGCATCATCTCAGGTACTGAAACACCTTCAATCCCCCAAACAGCCCATACCCTGTTAAGCGCGTTGAACCAGTCCTTGAACCCCTCTATCCATTTATACAAAGGCACAGACAACATGCCAACATCCATAAAATAGTTAGCCACGTTGTGTGGGACACAATTCAGTGCCAAAATCACCGCTGCTACACTCCACTCTGCATGCCCTTTGTTGCTGTTCAATAGTTCCTGCTCCCAACGGGTCGGCACTCTCTGGAGGGCTTCATACACCGTTGTCACAGTCAGTTGTATCACTGATCCATCGCCTGTATCGCCCCTTCCAAAATATTTCTTACATGCTTCAGGCCAATTGGGCACTGGCGCGAATTCTCCCAGGGCCGTTGCACTGCGCCAAGCTTCCGGGTCATTTTCTTCCATCCAACTCACAGCATCGGGAATTCCATCCATCGCCGGTGGTGCCAACCGCATGTCCCAGTAAGCACAATCTTCCGGCCCAATGCATGCCGACGCTAGCATCAGTCTGATCCACGACATTGCTTTACGGTTTCTAGCTACGCCATTAGCTTGCAACACTTGTCTGATGTGAGATCCTAAGGACGGCCATCGCACACTCCTAAGCTCGCCCAATGCTGGCTTCCTGAGCGCAGCCCTCAGTCTGAGAATTCCACTCTCCCCCCGGTATACCCAGAGGTATAGACTATTGCGCCGGGCGGCAACACAATCCCAGCAGCTGCTGCCGCTGCCAGTTC